ACCCCTGTTAAGGGGTACGGGTCTGTATGAAAGGCCGTATACCAAAATGCCACAATTTTTAAAACTTTTGTTAAATCATATATTTTTTATATATTCGCTACCGCAGATTCAAAGAATATCAGCCTTTTAGTACCCTTGCAAAAGTTCTGCTACGAGGTTCAGAAGTCGGGTTGTAGGTTATCACCATAGTTAACTAAGTTGTCCCCGATACTGCGAAAAACTGCTGAAATATAAGTCTTGGTATGGGAGAAATAACTGGCTTTAGACGAAATTTTCAGTTAAAATTAATTTCTCAGGGGAAAAGTATATCCATTAGTGTATTTTTATATGTAGTTTATAGCATGAAGATATATCACCTTACTATAGGCATTAATGAAGAAATGGATGAAGTAGAATTTATACAGGAAGAACAATATCATGTAGATTCTAGAGAGGAAGCCCCCGATCCTATAGTAGCAGCAGAAGCAACAGCAGAAGATGACGATTTTCATCAATGGATAGAAAAGCTTATACGTAATAGGTTTAATATCATAGGACGTGCTTGAATTATTACGCCCCCTAGCGGGGGCTGTATTATGAGACATTACAAAGTTAATAAAATAAATCACACAGTATTTGAGTCTATGGATGAAGTCCCTTCAAGTGTGGACGTTGTACCCGATTGGCGTGTCTCTCATATTGGTGATTGGGTACAAGCTGATGATGGCTGCGTAATCCAGGTGTTAAGAAAGGGTCAAATGATTCGGAACAAGGGCAAGAATCGTATACGCAGCTATATCGGCACATGTACAGGAACTTTTGTATGTATACCACGCACTAAGATGGATACATCCAGGAGAAGGAATATTTACTCAATTGGTGGGGAAATGTCTGCAGATGAGCGAGTCTCTTCCCGAACTACGCTCTCGAAACACGAGGTATTGTTTGTACAGTACCTTTCCTCAGGACTCGCAGCCCAAGACGCATATCTAAGGGCATTCCCTACCAATAATCCCCACTATGCTAATACCAAATCATCTAATCTTATAAAAACAGAAAGGGTAATAAAAGCTATGAAGAAAGAATTGGAACCAATTATAGAGGAATTGGGAATAAGCCCAAAGTATGTACTTGACAGGATAAAGTCAGAAGCTGATGGTAGTGAAAAGGCAGATACACGTCTTAAGGCATTATTCAAGCTTTCTGATATCCTGGATCTGGAAGATAAGTCCAGTACTAAGATAACACAGGTAACGGGAGCTTTGTTTGAAGGTTTCAGCAATGATCAGTTAGAAGCCGTAGAGCGTCCAAAGGAGTTAGAGGCATGAGGTATTGGCTACAATCATTAGCTGAGAATGGATTCGATGTATTCCATGCAGTATATGTACCTATATTACTTATAATATACCATTACTTACTTAGGTGGTATTTAAACATAAAGTTCGATGAAATAAAGAATAAGATAGATAAGTTATAGTTTTTGCTTTGTAATTGTCTTTTTTCGTATAATAAGGTACGATAAATGGCTAATATTAATACAAAAGTTGTTTCAAAGGCCGAAGAACAGCTAGAATTAGCTAGAAAAGACCTTGTAGCTTTTGGTAAATTGTTTCTTCCAGATGATTTTATGCGATCTGAGACTCCATTCTTCCATTATGAAGTTACAGATGCTCTTATGGATAATCAATACAGGCAATTAGCCATTATTTTACCAAGGGGTCATGGTAAGACAGTATTAACTAAGTGTAATATAATGCATGACTTCTGTTTCGCAAGAGATCCGCTATTTTATGGCTGGGTAGCGGCTTCATCAAAGATATCTGTACCCAATCTTGATTATATTAAGTATCATATTGAATATAATGATAAGGTTAGGTATTATTTTGGGGACTTAAAAGGAAGGAAATGGACTGAAGATGACATCGAACTCTCAAATGGATGTAAACTTATCTCTAAATCTAACTTATCAGGCATTCGTGGAGGTGCTAAACTGCATAAAAGATACGATCTTATTGTCCTGGATGATTTTGAAGATGAGAATAACACTATCACCCCCGAATCCAGAGCGAAGATCTCGAATCTTGTCACGGCTGTGGTCTTTCCAGCTCTGGAGCCTGCAGACGGCAGGCTTAGAATTAATGGAACACCTGTACACTTTGATTCATTTATACAAAATATCCTTGTTGGGCACGACAAAGCCAAAAAGGAAAAAGACGCATTCAGCTGGAAAGTGATTACTTATAAAGCTATTATGGATGATGGTACGCCATTGTGGCCTAGTTGGTTTGGACACAAGGAAATGGAGCGTAAGAAGAAATTTTATGCAGACTCTGGTCAGCCTCAGAAGTTCTATCAGGAATACATGATGGAGGTTCAAAGTGCAGATAATTCTATCTTTACCAGAGAACATATCAAATATTGGGAAGGAAGCTTTACCCACGACGTCGAGACGGGATTGTCTTTCATTACCCCCAATGGGCAGGATACTCAACCCTGTAATGTCTTCTGCGGGGTTGATCCTGCCACCGACAGTCAAAGAAGGGACAGTGACTATTCTGTTCTTATAGTTGTGGCAGTCACTCCAGAAAATAACATATATGTCCTTGATTACACAAGGAAGAGATCAATTCCTGTGATATCTATATTGGGTCAGGAGAAGAAAGGTATAGTAGATTATATGTTTGATTATGCCAAGATATATCATCCATCTTTGTTTACTGTAGAAGATACCAGTATGAGTAAACCTATATTCCAGGCATTACAGTCAGAAATGCGTAGGAGAAATGATTTTAGTGTAGGATATAAGGCAGAAAAGCCTGGCACCAGGATGAGTAAGCGTGACAGGATCCAGGAGGTACTTGCACAGAGATTTGCCATAGGTCAGATCCATTTAAAGAAGGAGATGTATGATCTTCACAGGGAGATTATAACATTTGGCCCTCGTATGGCACATGATGATACTATTGATGCATTAGCATATGCTTGTAAGTTTGCACATCCACCTATGAATTCTAAGAAGGATAAGGCTGGAGACTGGTATAAGCGTAAGCCTAAGGTAAAAGACTGGGTGGTAGCATAGTGGCAACTAAAGAATTTTTAAAAAAGGTACATAAATAATGGCTAAAAAGAAAAAAGCCGAAATGATTCGGCAGTTATTTAACTATACTAACAATTATACAAGAGAGCAATGGCAGAATGTGAATCAGGAAGGATATGATTTTGCACATGATGAACAGCTTAAGGAAACAGAAGTTGCTTCTCTTCGTGAGCAGGGTATGCCAACATTCACAATTAACAGGATACTACCTGTAGTGGAAATGTTGAATTACTATGCAACTGCTAATAATCCAAGATGGCAGGCTGTTGGTGTAGAAGGCAGTGATACAGATGTAGCTGCAGTCTTTAGTGATATAGCAGATTATATCTGGGGTAAGTCAGATGGAGATACTCTTTATTCTAATGCTGTAAATGATTCTATAACTAAAAGTCTTGGTTATCTGATGGTAGAGATAGATAAGGATGCTGATAACGGGATGGGTGAAGTTAAGATCGGGCAGCCTGAACCGTTTGATATATATGTTGATGAGAAGTCAAGAGATATTATGTTCAGGGATGCATCATATATTATGATAAGGAAAGTCTTGCCTAAGAGTCATCTGGTCAAACTATTTCCAGAACATAAACGAAAGATTGATAAATCAAGTAGTGATGAGAATGCAAACTTTTCCTATACAAGAAGACCTATAGGAACAGGCGATCAGAAAACCTTTCTGTATGATGATGATACAATGGATGATATGGGTATTACTGCTGAGGGTGAACAGGAACCACTGGTAGAGTTCTTTGAAGTATATGAAAAGATTAAAATCGCATATATGAATGTTTTTTATCGTGTACCGCCAAGTCCTGAAGAACTTCAGGCTATTCAACAGCAGGTTCAGGTAAGGATGAAAGAGATGCAGTCTGAGATGGAAGTTCAACTCATGGAACAACAGCAGCAGATGGAACAGGCTGTGGCTGAAGGTAAGATGATTCCCGAGAGATATGAACTTGAGATGCAGAAAGCTCAGGATATGATGCAACAGCAATTACAGGTTGCCGAGCAGGAATATATGAGTGAATTACAGGCAGCTCAGTCCAAGATTGAGAATAAAGTTATCTCTGAAAAAGAATATAAAGTGCTTTTGAAAGATAAAACATTTGCAGTTAACATAGTTGATGCTGTAAAATTTTATGGTGTCAGGATACGTCAATGTTGTATTGCTGGCGATCAATTACTTTATGAATACATTCTTCCAGAGAATGTGACAGAGTACCCCATTGTTCCCTTTCACTACAAATGGACTGGGACTCCATTTCCGATTTCTGCCGTAAGCCCGCTGATAGGTAAACAGAAAGAGATCAATAAGTCACATCAGATCATGGTGCACAATGCATCGCTAGGCAGCAGCTTACGGTGGATGTTTGAAGAAGGTAGTATTGATGCAGAAATGTGGGAGAAATATTCAGCCGCACCAGGAGCATTACTTCCTGTAAGACCTGGAGCAGAAAGACCAACTCCTGTAATGCCTGCTCCCCTATCTAACGCTTTCTTTACTATAGTTCAGGAAGGTAAATCAGATATGGAATACCTTGCTGGTATTTATTCTTCTATGCAGGGTGATACTCAACAACAGCATGAAACATTTCGTGGTATGCTTGCTTTGGATGAGTATGGTACCAGGCGTGTAAAACAATGGATGAAGAATTCAATAGAACCTGCATTAAAACAACTAGGTACTGTTGTTATGCAGTATTCACAAGCTATTTATAGTGCAAATAAAAGATTCAGGATAGTTCAGCCTTCTGCTTTGCAGGAAGATCGTGAAGTAGAGATCAATATCCCAATATTCAATGATATGGGAGAAGCTATTAGTAAATCAATGGATTATTCTGCTGCTAAGTTTGATGTAAGGATTATATCTGGATCCACTCTTCCAATTAATCGCTGGGCATACCTGGCAGAATTAAAAGAGTTATTACAACTTGGAGTAGTAGATGATCTTGCTGTATTAGCTGAAACAGATATTAAGAAGAAAGATCTTATTGCCAAGAGAAAGAGTTTATATTCTCAATTACAAGGACAACTGCAACAGCTTCAGGAAGCCATGAAAGACAAGGAAGGCACTATTGAAACTCTAGAAAGGCAACTTGTCCAGGCTGGTATTAAAGGCAAGGTTATGCAGGCTGAGATGGAAATCACCAAACAGAAGGAACAAGTCAAGGGTGATACCCAAGATGCATACAGGCAGACTGAAGCAGAACAGAAGCTTTTACAGAATGTAATGGGCAATGAAGCAGCAACTAAAAAGAAAGAAATGCAATTAGAGATACAAAAGGCTAGAAATCAATTGCAAAGTAATAATAAAAATTCGTAAAATTATTCAACAGTATAACTAAAAAGAGGTAAACAATGGACGAATTAGTTCAACAATCAGTAAGTAACCCAGAGCAGGTTTCTGAAGATCAATCTATTGATCGTACAGAACAAGCAGTCTTTGGCTCTTCTGAAGCATCTTTTTTTGACGCTCTAGAGAATGAAGTAAACGGAGCAGTACAAGAAACCACTGAGGCAACCCAACCCCAAAATAGCGATCCCGAACAGGTAACTCGCACCCAAGAAAGTGTTGGCTCCAATAGTGTGGACTGGGACAATGACGGTAATCCTTACAAGAAACGATATGCAGACAGCAGTCGTGAAGCCGTCAAGCTCGCTGAACAGTACAAGAGTGTAGAACCTTTTGTTCCTGTTCTTGAAGCAATGAAAAACGATAGCGGGCTGGTAGAGCATGTCCGAGACTATCTGGTAAATGGCGGGCAACCGTCAAAGAGCATCCAATCATCCCTTGGTCTGGATGAGGATTTTATGTACAATGAGCAGGAGGCGATGTCTGATCCAGATTCGGATAGTGCAAAGCTGATGAATGCTCATGTTGATAAAATTGTCCAGCAGAGGGTAGGTGGTATGATGCAGCGTGAAAAGGAACGTGCTTCTCAACAGGCAGTTGAAAGAAAGCGTTTAGATGAAGAAACTAAATTCCGTAAGGAATCTGGTATGTCCGATGATGAATACATGCAAATGGTGGATTGGGCAAAAACACATACTCTTACTCTAGATGATATCAATTACCTGAAGAATAAGCAGAAAGTTGCTTCTAATGTTGCTGATGCTACTAAGAAAGATATGCTTGGTCAGATGAAAAATGTCAGGAATATGCCGTCTACAGTCAGCGGAGCAAACAGTCACGCTCAAGAGAAAAGTTCAGAAAATTCTGTCTTTGATGCTCTCTTGGGTACTGACGGTGAATTAGACAACCTGTTCGGATAGACTAAATTTTATGTCGTCTGTCTGAACTTTAAATAAAGGAGTTCGTAATGGCTGATTATGTATCAGTTATAACGCCTAACACAGATCTCACTGTGGCGGACTTTGACGGGCGAGGCCCAGGTACCAGTACCAATCTTTCTACGGGTGATATTCGGAGAAAGTATAACTTTGGTAGTCGTGTATCTGAACTAGCTATCCCTCAAGATCCCTTCTTTCGATTTCTGAGTCAGGCGGCAAAAAAACCGACAGACGATCCTCAGTTTAAGTTTACTGAGAAACGTCCTTCGTTTAACAAAAGATACGCCTATGTAATGGGTTATGTGCAAAATGATGGTGCAGATGAATTTGCAGATGATACTGTTGAAGCGTATAATGACGGTGGTACAGGAACTAGTGTAGCAGTTGGCGATAGCTTGAAACTATATATGGCAGGTGATTATAAGTATCAAGGTAACGTACAGAATATCTATGGCAACACATCAAACAAGATTGATGTTGGTGCTAGTGGAACTACACCAAAGTTCTTTATTCCAGGTCAATTAATCAAGATTCCTCTAATGACAGAAGGTGCTAGTGCGGCTACATCGTGGGGCAAAGGCTATTTACTTGCAAGAGTATCAGCAGTTGACGCATCTACATGGGAAAGCTCTGCAAGGGATAGTAAAT